GAAGGTCAGCCATAGCTCTGACAACTTCCTGTTGGCTACGGAACTGATCGTTACTTTGTCTTGGTGCTTTACCTTGTACCATATTTCCATCGTATCCTACCGCATCATTGTATGCGTAGGCTAATGATCTAACTGCAAAGAACGCAGATAGTGGATCGCCACGCTCCATGACAGCATCAAACATTTTAACCTCTTGTTCATTCAGAGATTTCTGTGCCCAGTCTATCATGTTAGCGTAGTTAGCTTCTCCACCTACTACACCTTTCAGTTCTTTTATGTCTGCTTCAGAAAAGTCACGATTAACTTGTGGCTCTGCTCCTTCATTAGACTGTCTGTAATCTAAATACATATTAGCTAAATCAGTAGAGCTCATCTTGCTAATCTCTTCTGTTAACTCTGGACTAAACTCTTCCTGAGTTGTAGCTTCTTCCCAGATTCTATCTAGTATAGTCTGCTCTTCAGCTTCTTCTACTGCCTCAGCCTGCTCTTCAGCTGGTGCTTCTTCTTTGTTGCTGAGTTTTTGTTGTAGCTCAAGATAACCTTTTTCTAGCTCTTCAGCATTTTTATACTTGCCAGCTAGTAGGTTGTCCTGAGCTTCTTGCATCTGCTCACCAACTTGTAAGGAGTCCTGTTCTTCAGCAGAGAGATTGTCTATACTTGTCTTCTCTACGTTAGGCTCCATAGTTAATGTTTCTGCCATTTATTCTTCTGGTGGTTGTGGTTGTTGTATTCCTTGTTGGTTCTTACTTGGATCTAACATTGGTGCTTTCATTAGAGCTGGTGTACCTTTAATAGCTTCTAGTTCAGCTTCCTGTTGCATTGCTTCTTGTTCTTTCTGCTGTACTTCTTCCATGCTCTTCACAAGATTAAGTACATCTATACCTTGTGCAGCTGCTAGTCTTTTAATAACCTCTTCTGGATTTATATATGTTGTGATAGCTTCTGGTCCCATAGTAGTTGCTATGGTCTGTAAGAAACCACCTAATGCTTGTACATCCTGACCTCTACCTAGACTATTTATACCAGCTACAATGATAGGCTTGACCATACCTTTTGGTATACGTGGTATCTCACCTGTCTTCTGAAATATGCTAAGTTTTCTATTGAGATAGGGTACGAGGAACTCTACAGTTAACAACCCAAACAGTCCGCCGAGCTGTTGTTCTAGTTCCATCTGTGTCATGCGTACCTCTTCTGCGGTTGTACGTTCTGACTGCCGAACTGACAGGATTAGGAACGCTTCGTTCAATCGCTTCTCGAGTGTAGCCATGTGCTGCAATGCCGTAGCAAAGTCAGCTGTCTTACCAACTTGTATTACACCTATGTCATCTGGTCTACCTTGTACAATAGCACCGTTGCCAGCTGCTGCTAGTGTCTGTGGTTTAGTTGTGGCTGATGGTGAGACAGTAAACACAACCTTAGCGGCTGCTGCACTTCCTTCTACGATAGCCTGTGACAATGCTTCGAGAGACTTCAGATCTCCGATGAACTGTCCAACTCTACCTCTACCATATGCTTCTCCATCTACTGTATTGAATCGTAGTGGTAGCCATGGTGTACTATCGACTGGTGACTTACCATTTGTCCCGGGTATACGTTTGTCGTGTACCTCTTGATGCCATACAAATCTATTGTTGTCACGCTTTACATGCGTGAAGACATCACATTCCTCTTCCTCTTCGTCATCATCCGTAATCTTTTTCTTCGGCATGATGTCGTAGTAGTTAGGAATAAGATCTTTATTGATCCTTTCTTTTGTGATAATTTCAATCACGTCGCCGTTGCCATCTCGTTCTATCACGTAGCGATTAAGAGGGTATAACTTCAGTCCTGTCTTAGCCATAAAGATAAGAGCATTACCACCTACAACTAGATGTTGTAATGCTTGGTGTATTACTACACGATCATCTGATGCAGCGATAGCGTCAAGTATAGTACGCTCTATCTTTGCAAAGGATAAGTCAAGTTCTGATTTTACCTGTGGCTCAAACTCTTCACCTAACTGAGACTCATCTAGCTGTAGCTTAAAGAAGCTAGTCTGTGGTGGTACGAGTGATAGCGATAGCTTTGATGCTAAGGCTACCACTCCTTTAGCCCCCACGGACTGCCAAGGTGTCTTCAGTTGTTTCATACCTTTCTGGTACTCTTCGTGACCACGAATAAGATATGGTAATGTAAGTTTTGTTGCGTCTTCTGCTTCGGTCAAAAACTGGGAACGATCACTGGATAAATTATCATACCTAGATTTTGCTGTCATAATTAACTAAAAAATCTTCTACTGAATGCTGTTCTAAAGCTACCTCTTCTACCACCACGTCTACGTCTCATCTGGAAACGAGCTGAGTAGTTAGGATTAATAGCCATTAAGTTTCTAAATGTATTCTGATATGATTCGTTCTGTATGTTTGCTAAGTTGCCTGCGTCTGTACCTTGTTGTATTGGAAACTCTGGTACTTGGAACTGTGGTACTGGTGTAGCTGTAGCCGTAGGTGTAGCTGCACCTCCGCCGCCACCTACACTTTGGAATCGTGGTGCAGTCGTGGTTCCTCCACCTCCGCCACCACCTCTGAATGGGTTAACACCTCTAATAATCGAACCCGGAGTAGGTTGACCTCCAGCTCCTATTGTTTTTAAGAAACCTTGCGATGCCTTATAAGTAGAGGAACTTGGATCTCTTCCAGTATTTATAATGTTAGATGCTAAGTCAAGTGCGTTGTTAGTACCCGGTAAGTTACCAGTTACTATATCTCGACCTTGATTAGATAGTACGAAGTTGCCTAAGCCACCAACAATACCCATCTCTTTTCTATTGATGCCTTTAATTTTATTTTCAAAGACTTTATTTCCCTGTCTATCTGTACCCATATACTGTTTAAAGTTTGGGTCTGAGGCATATCTTATTTTAGATCTCAAAGATAACTGTGGATTTTCTTTCTCTTGGAAAGCTAATCTTTTCATAAAGTCTGCTCTAGGATCATTAGCCATGAGCGTATCAGAAACAACTCTTCGGTTTCCTTTAGCATCAGTACTAAGCTTATCATAGCTATCTGATATAAGACTGGCACTATCACGTAGTCCTGTTTGGAAACCCTTTCCACCATAATTAGCTAAGGCTTCACTAACATCTTTATTTTTATCTAAAGTTTTGAGTGTTTTGATTACTCTTCTGCTACCATCAGGATTTAGATTTGCTACAGCATCAAGAGGTTTATCTTTAAATGCTTTGGCAAAGCTTGTGCTTGCAGCCATATCTTCCATGCTTAGATCCTTACCACCTACGGCAAGAGACTTAGCTAAGTTTTTAGCTGTGTTAATTGGTCCTGTAGATTGTCCAGACAAGTCAGATATATTCTGATTGAGTGTACCAAACGCACCAATACTTTCTGTTAATCGTTCACCAAATGGTGTTGTTCGTCCACCTAGTTTATCTAGATCAGTACCAACTACTGCATCAACAGCACCAAGTGCTCTACTGGTTAGTGATCTTCCAGTGTTGCTTGATGCTTCTCCGCTGTCTATACCACCGGTACTACCGATGTTTAATCCGCCTGCAACCGCAGTAGTTACACCAGTTTTTCCAGCTATGTTACCTAGGTTGCTACCAATTCCTCCGCCGGGTGCAACACCAGAAACCATTTGACTTCTTAGTCTATTAGCTAATGGACTAGAAGCATAGTTACCAGCACTTAGTCTGTTAGCAAGCTGTGCACCTTTGTCGAATGTAGCTCCGGGAACTTTAGCTTGTGATTCTATGAATCCTATTCGTGATGCTTTACCGGGTACAATGGATTTGATAACACCACCGGGAGTTTGTGCTCCACCAAGTGAACCAGTTGCACCAGCATAACGCTGTGCTCCTTTTAATGTAGGTGCGGAGTATGCTCCTTTACCTAGTATCTGTGGCTTACTACTTGGTATGTATTTAGCACCACCTCTGATAGCATCAAAGCCTGTCTTGCCCATGCCAGTAAAGCCTACCTGTGTACCCTTGTAACCTAGACCTTTCGTTGCAGCTCCTCCTATGGTAAGCCCTCCTCCAAGAAGAGCTTTACCACCAAAAAGAGCTCCAGCTGCAATAGCTGCTTCTGATAATGGTGATCGGGTTTGACCTCCTATATTCATATCATTACGAACACCAGCTGGTAAGCTAGCCGCATAGCTATTTATATCAAAGCCACTTAACCTACTTGGATCAAACTGTACCTGTCTTTTTGCTTCAGCCTTACGTGCTTTCTCTGCTGCCCTTTTAGCTGCTGCTATTCGATCAGCTTCAGCTTTAGCTGCTGCTCTTTCAGCTGCAATACGTCTAGCATTTTCTGCTGCAAGTCGTCTTGATTCTGCTGCTGACTTAGCCTCTGCCTGTGCTTTTGCTGCGGCTGCTGCCTTGTTTGCTTCAGCTTGCTTTCGACCAGCTGCACTAATGTTAAATGATCCAGCTGGTACTGTTCTCTTAGCTGCTGCCTCTGCCCTGTTAGCTGCTGCCTGTGCTTTACCTTCTTCACTGATACCTATTGCACCAGACGGGAAGGTGTTACCATACATCTGTATGTCTTTGTTTACCTGTAGCTGAGTGTCACTCTGTGCCGGAGCCTTCGAGTATCCTTCTACCTTGTAGCCTGCCTTCTCGATCCGTGTCTTTT